AGGAGGATAACATAACAGAGGACAGTAAGTATTGGTATCTTACGGAGCTTGCTGCAAAATGTTCGGCTAAAAGGCTTGTTCCAGATTATATATCTGAAAAGGTGATGAAAAAGCTAAAAGAAGGAAATTGTTTCCCTTCGATGGGTTAAACGGCTCATCTAAAACTCCGTGAACATAAATCAAAATGGTGTACATTACACGAATAGGAACTGTAGGAAATGACAGTTAAGTAATGTGCTAACAGGGGACTTTCGGGGTGAAACTTAGACTTGAAGTATCCTGTGCCAAGACGCATATGCGTAAGGTCAAGAGACTATCGAAAGCATAGCACAAATAGCTTTGTGTGATGAAGTGAGTAGAGTACATCTGAATAATGATACAGATGGAAGTGCGGAGTGAGCGAGTTAGCATAATAACTCCCAAAGATATAGTCCAGACTGTTGATACCGAACAGTCAGTGTAGAAGCTTTTTATCACCGTACAAAGAAAATGGTGAATATAAATTTTACGGCAGATTCAACAAAGGTGTAGTTACAATCAATCTTGTTGATGTAGCCTTATCGTCAGGTAAAGATAAAGAGAAGTTTTGGAAAATTTTCGATGAGAGATTGGAGTTGTGTCATAAAGCCCTCTTGTGCAGATACGAGAGGTTGAAAGGAACAGTGTCGGATGTAGCTCCGATTATTTGGCAACACGGTGCATTAGCAAGACTTCAGAAAGGTGAAACCATTGATAAGTTACTTGTTAGTGGTTATTCGTCAATATCACTTGGTTATGCAGGATTGTATGAGTGTGTAAAGTATATGACAGGCAAATCTCATACAGATTCAGAAGTAACACCATTCGCACTTGATATTATGAGATATATGAATAAGAAGTGTGACGAATGGAATGAACAACTTGATTTAGGTTTCTCATTATATGGCTCTCCGATTGAAAGTACAACATATAAATTTGCAAAATGTTTACAGCGAAGATTCGGCATTATCGAAGGTATTACTGATAAGAATTACATTACAAATAGTTATCATGTAAATGTCAGAGAGCCTATTGACGCCTTTGCAAAGCTGAAACTTGAATCACAATTTCAAGAATTAAGTTTAGGTGGAGCAATCAGCTATATTGAAACCTCTAATTTGCAAAATAATCCAGAAGCAGTTCTTTCTGTTATGAAATTTATCTACGACAATATTATGTACGCTGAGTTAAATACTAAAAGTGATTACTGTCAAGCGTGCGGATATGACGGAGAAATTGAGGTAATAGAAGATGAAAACGGCAAGCTTATTTGGAAATGTCCAAACTGTGGAAACACCGATGAAGGCAAATTGAACATCTGTCGGAGGACTTGCGGTTATCTCGGAACTAACTTCTGGAATCAAGGAAGAACACAAGAAATTAAAGAAAGATATGTGCATTTGGGTGGCAACGAGTGAATTATATAAAAATCACTAAACACGATGTTGCCAATGGAGTTGGAGTCAGAGTTGTGCTATGGGTAAGTGGTTGTACCGTTCATTGTTACAACTGCCAAAATCCTTCGACTTGGGATTTTACAGCTGGACAACCATTTACTAATAACACTATGACTGAATTACTTGAAGCGTTAAGTCCTGATTATATATCGGGACTAACGCTCTCAGGTGGACATCCATTGGAGCAAGCAAATCAACAACAGGTGTCTAATATTGTAAAAACGGTCAAGACCAAATTACCAAGCAAAACAATATGGTTATATACAGGTTATACATATGAACAGATATTAAAATCTAAGTTTATTGTAAACGAAATCTTGCCTTATATAGATATTCTTGTTGACGGTAAATATGATGAGTCGCAAAAAGATATTTCTCTTGCTTGGTGTGGCTCAAGAAACCAAAGAGTAATCAAAGTTCAAGAAAGTTTGAAATCAGGACAAGTAGTAACACGATAAGGAGATGGTAAATATAGATTATTTGAAAAATCCTTTTAATTATATTGGTGGTAAATATAAATTGCTGCCTCAGATTCTACCTCTCTTTCCGAAGAAAATTGATAAATTTGTAGATTTGTTCGGGGGGGGTGGAGAAGTTTCACTAAATGTGAATGCAAAACAGGTTGTGTATAACGACAAATGTAAACCACTCGTTAATATCTTCAGAAATCTTGATAGCAAATTTGTAGACGAAGTTAAAGAAATGATTGATACATACAAATTAAACAAGTTTAGTAAGCAAGAATTTCTTAATTTAAGAAGTTACTATAATACAAATCTGAAAGATAATCTTGATAGAGAAAATGCAGTAGTTTTATATTGCTTAATTACTCACGCATTCAACTATCAAATAGCCTTTAATAAGAATAAAGAGTTTAATATGCCGTCTGGTGCAAGCAGGTCTTACTTCTCTAAGTCGTTAGAGGATAAACTTGTAAAATACATAGAAGCTATCGACAAGAAAAATATTAGTTTTTACAGCAGCGATTTCCATAATTTGAATTTAGATTCGCCAGAATTTAATGACACTTTCTATTATTGTGATCCACCTTATCTTATTACTGTTGGTGGATATGAACGAGATTATTTTTGTAAATGGTCAGAAGATTATGAAAGAGAGCTTCTTAATTTACTTGACATTATTAACTCAAAAGGTGGCAAATTTGCTTTGTCGAATGTTACAGAACACAAAGGTAAAGAAAATACAATTCTTAAAGAGTGGAGTAAGAACTACAACACCCATTATCTAATCAAAGATTACAATAATTGTAACTATCAAAGTAAGGTAAAAACAGGCAACAGTTCAACGGAAGTTCTAATCACAAATTATTAAGGGAGATGACGAAAAATCAAAACAGCTAAAGAGTTAGAAGATACAATCAACTTTTTTACACAAACAACTGAAGATTTTCAAAACAATATTAAAAACGAATCATTGCACGACTACGAAACACAAGATATCTTACATAAACTTGAACTTGAAGATGTGTCGTATCACGACACTGCCAAACTTGGGAAAGCTTTAACGAAAGTTAGAGAGAACCGTAGAAAAGCAAAAGATAGTGTAGAACTTAATGCTCCATTAGTAGAATGGATTCAGTCACATTCTGATGCGTTAAAATCATTACAGAAAGTTCTGGGAGAGACCAGAAAAATTGAGGACAAACAGCGTAGAAGAATGTATGTCCCAAGAACGAAGATTGTTGAGGAGGTAATTCATTGATAAATACAGGGTGGGCATTTAAGCCTAATGAGAATGAACTTCATGAAGAAAATCTTGCAATATACAAAAAACTTGCACCGAAAGCAAAATTGATTTGGCTGAACTTTTACACAAAGAAGTACGATGTTACACAAGATGATTTGCAGAATTATATGTGTTACACGCAGAAGGGATATGGTTACGGTAACATTACATACAAGGTGTTAAGTAATCCGTTCAATTTCACAGAAGATGAACAGGCTCTGATTTGCGATGGCGGCAATCTTTGTTTCGGTTATCGTAAATTGGGTAACTTAATTACGATTTATACAGATTAAATTGTTTCAATTAAACAAATGTTTGTTGAAATTAAGAAGGAGAACGATAAATGATTCATTTTGTGAGCAGAAAACAGATTGATAACGCCATTAAAGAATGTCAAGCGTTAGAGAAATTAGCGGTACTTTGCGTGGTGCAAGAGGAAGGAAAATTTTTTACTGTTTTGTGTGACTATATTGCAACACACTGTATAAACTTTACTCGTACTTATATAACAAAAGAATATGCTTCGTTTGTATTTAACAATGGCAGTGTATTGGATGTTGTTACAGACAAATACGAAGGCAGAGGTAAAAGGTATAATAGTGTGGTTGTAGAAAATGGTATTGATTCAGAGCGCATTAAAAGCATTTTTGCTCCGTTAGAGCTATCTTACAAAAAATGGAATTAAGAAGGAGAATAATAAATGAACATTGTACAAGTAAGACATCTACAAGATAAAAATGCCAAAAGATATACATATAAAGTTCCAGATAACGAGTCTCTCAATAAAGGAGATATGTTTCTAACACGAAATGTTAATGGCAAAGAGAGTGTTGCGATTTGTGTTACGGATAGCGAAAACCTTTCGACTAATGCCATTGATATGATTATGTGTGGTGCTGAAGTGCTGAGCGAAGTTATTGGAATATATAAAATTCATAAGTTTAAAACTGAATCCGAAATAGATTTAAAAAATACCGTAGGTGAATGCACGCAAGCAATAGCAAAATATCATACAGTAACAAATCCAGAGGTGTAAAAATGGCAGATAAAACACGAGTTTTACAGGAGTACGACAATGAAAATCATCAAACAAGGCAAACCTGAGTTGCAAATCAAACCATCAAAACCAAATACAATATCCTGTTCAGAATGTGGATGTGTATTTCAATATGATGATTATGACACACATTATGCCACAAACATAAGTTACGACTGGGAGGACGAGGACTGGGATGAATGGATTGTTTGTCCTTGGTGTAACACAGAAATTTATGGAATTTTTAATTTTGAGGAAAATTAGATGTGCGACATGTGTAAAAACTTGCCTTGCAAACCCACTTGTCTTCATGTTCTCGATCCACCAGTTATGGCAGTCTGTCATCAGTGTGGTAACAAATTAAGATATGACTATACATATTTTCGAGATAAATACGACAATATCTTCTGTTCTCGTGAGTGTGCTGAGGCATATTACGACATTCAAGAATATGATTGGATAGAGAGTGATATAAAACACAATGTAATAAAGGAGTGTAACTATGGAAATTATTAGACAAGGCAAACCTGAATTGCAAGTAGTTGAAACAATGTACACAAAAGAATGTTTGAGATGTCATTGTCAATTTCGTTTTAATATCAATGAAACACATTATGGAGACCTTATATATGATAACTGCATGTATGTTCGGTGCCCGTGGTGTGGACATGAAATTAAAGAATATTTTTAAAAGAAAGATTTTAATATGTTGCAAATGCAACGGAATGGTGGAATTTGAATGAGTGATTTAGAAACAACAATTAATTTTCTTCAAGAAGATAAAACAATGACTGTATTTACTTCTCAAAGAAAATGGCTAAATAAACTTCTTAAATATGCAAACGAGAAAGACAGCAATGTAATTATTACACATAAAAACACAGATGGTTCTGCAATGTTTGAAATTCCTGTTAGTTGGTTAAAGATTTCACCGCCACGAAGACATAAAATGTCAGATAAAAGAAAAAAAGAGTTAGCAGAACAGCTCGCTAAAGCAAGAGAGACAAGAAATAATAAAATCAACGAAAAGGAAGGTCGTAATGACACACAAGAGACTTAGAAAGCTTTTACAAGCAACAGGTATACAAAGAAACAATGTAGAAGATGTTATTCGCAAATACCGAGAAGATTATTTTTATACAGCAAATGAAGATGTTTACAATCGCTATTGTGTGCGTGAACTGTTTAGTGTGGTAGTTAAATTTGCACACAAGAGTGAATAAAATGATTCAAATTATTAGAAAAGGTTATTTGAAAACACCTGTAATGAGATTTGTCTGCTCTAATTGTGGGTGTGTATTTGAAGCCGACAGAGAAAGCTATAAACAATGTTTTACATCATACAATACATTTATTATGTCAGCAAATTGTCCTTGTTGTAAAACTAATGTGAGCTATGAAGAATCATTGTAGCAGATAGGAGATATATATGACACAGAAGGAGTATGGCAATGATAATAATGGCAAGGAGTATTAAATGATTCAAGTTCTCAAAGAAGGCGATCTTAAATCACCAATAATTAGATTTAATTGTCTTAGATGTAAGTGTGTTTTTGACGCAGATAAGGATGACTACAAACTGATAGCAACTTCAGGTGACTTAGCATATATAACAGATTGTCCGCATTGTCACAAAAGAGTGGCTCATATGATAATAACAGATAGGAGATATATATGATTTACTATTTAACTGATAGAACTCTTGAAAGAGCAATTGAGCGTTGCAGTAACAAAAATTATAATGACCTTATTGTCCTTAAAGATAACAAAGATTTTGACGAAATTTCTGTTTCAATTCTCGAACAGGCGATTATGAGCGATACATACTTAAATACTTCGTCATATTTAACCTATGACCGTATTTCTTTTACAACAGGCACGATTACTCTCTACAAAGATTCGTTAATTACAAACGATTTTAGGGGTGTGTATGACGAAATACTCGTTGACGAATTGGTAGAAAATAGTAAATGGGAAATCCTTGCCAAACATACAAACAGGCACGGTTCATATAAAGAGAAGTATAAGTCAAAGGAGGAGCTTAGTTTTGCATAAGAATATTGATTATGAGTCCTTACTTAGTTTTGTACAGGACAATCCTAACGCCGGCATATCTCTGACAATATCAGAGAATGAATTTGACCAAGTAATTGAGACTATTACATCGGCATTGATTACCAACGAAACACCACCAACACAATTAGTTAGTTATTTAGAGTATAGAACTCATCATATCTACATTGAATTTGTCAACGAAGCAACGCTTGAAATAAACACAATTGAGGGGTGATAAAATGAAAAGAAAACCTATCCCTAAACCAGTAAGACTTAAAGTATATGAGAAATACAACGGACATTGTGCATATTGTGGTTGTGAACTTGAACTAAAGGATATGCAAGTTGACCATATTGAAAGTGTGTATTGGTATAACGGTGCAAATGATATTGAAAATTATAATCCTGCTTGCAGAATGTGTAATTTCTACAAATCAACAATGCCTATTGAAGATTTCAGAAAGCAGTTAGGAAAATTAACATCAAGACTTGAAAAGACTTTTATTTATCGTTTGGCACAAAAGTATGGTTTAATTCAAGAAGTTGAAAAGCCTATAAAATTTTATTTTGAAAAGGAGGACAACCAATGAATGACTATAAAACCAGACTTTTACCCGAGTATAAAGAAGTCGTAGATAAAATCAATAAACTGAGGGTATTTCTTAATAAATGGGACAACGGACAACTTTCGTTTATCCCAAGGCTCTCAAGGGCAAACTATTCAAAAACACTTGAAGCAATGTGTAATTACAAGATGCTTCTTGAAAGTAGAATGCTGATGGACAAAATATCCTTTAAGGAGGTTGAAAATGTTTAAATTTAAGCCATACATAACGGTTATTGGTGAAAACGGCTTAACGGTAGATTTTGAGCTGTCACAACTCGGCACCTTTATGGCAAATAATATTGATATTGATAATGGGTTAATTTGGTGCAATGAAGTCTATATTGAAACTAAGGCGATTGATTTATCGGTTCTTGAACGCAGATGTTCTCGTTTTAAATTGTTTGCCGACACTGTTACACAGATTATTCTTCATCCTTATAGAGCAAAAAGCAAATCTCTAATCTTGCATTTAGACACCGATGCCAAAGTTATACATAATAAAGACACGAACACGATTATTATTTCCAACTTATCAGATACAGAGGAGGTAGAGAATGGGTAAAATCACAATCTTACCAGAAACAACCATTGATCCAATTTCGTTAATGGGCAGACGAGCAGGTATATGTTGGGGAGCAGATATTACAGACAGCGAAAAAAACTATAAACGAGGTCTTGATTGTATTGAATCTAATCATGGTAGAGTGTTTGAATTTGTAAACATTGAAGCAATTATTGAAGGTTACTCAGCAAGAGTAATTAGGGAATGGTATACACATATTGGTGGCAGTCCTACACGACTTCAGAGCAGTACAAGATATGTCAACTACGATAACTTTGAATACATAGTTCCCAAAACAGTACAGACCGAAGAACAGAAAACTTGGTACAACAACGCTATTGACACTATTAGTCACGCACTTAAAAATCTTGAAGAAAGTGGTGTCAAGAGAGAGGATGCTGCAATGTTACTACCTTTAGGTATGACTACTAAAATTGTAGATAAGCGAAATGTTAGAAGTGTTATCAGTATGGCAGAACAGAGAATGTGTTCGAGAGCGTATTGGGAGTATAGAGAACTCTTTAACGAATACATAAAGCAGTTAAAACTCTATTCGGAAGAATGGGCAACATTAATTCCAATGGTGATGAAACCAAAATGCGATGTGCTTGGATATTGCCCTGAGAAATTTAGCTGTGGAAGAAAACCGAGAAAGGATTGATTATTATACAGCAGAAGCATTATTTAGATATTGAGAGACTTAAACCTAATTATTTAGATGCGTTTTCGGAAGGTGATGAAATTGTAATTCAAGAGAAAATTGATGGAGCGAACTTTTCAATTCGTTACGATGCCGAAAGTGATAACATTAAAGCATTTAGCCGCAGAAAGGAATTGAACGAAACCAACACTCTAAGAGGGGCTTGGAATTGGTCTCAAACACTTGATAAAGAATTAATTAAAACGGTATTGGGGAGTAATCTTATATTGTTTATGGAGTGGCTTGTACCCCATACTGTAAAACATCCTGACAACAAATACCATAAAGCATATTGTTATGATGTATATGATACCAACACACAACAGTATTTAAAGCAAACAGAAACAGAAAAAATTGTAAAAGAACTTAATCTCACATTTGTTCCTGTCTTTTACAGAGGTAGGTTTACGAGTTGGGACGATGTGAAATCTTATATCGGTAAAACACAAATGGGTGGAGAATATGGTGAAGGCATAGTTATAAAAAATCAAACAACTTTAAATAATCCAAACACAAGACTACCATTTTATGTAAAACTTGTATGTGAACAGTTTTGCGAAACAAAAGGACACAAACAAAGTCATATGGTTGACACAGACGCATTAGCCAAAAAAGCGGAGAATCAGCGTTTAGTAAGCACGGTTGTTACTAAAGCAAGAGTTCGTAAACTTATACATAAAATGGTTGATAATGGAGTTATACCTGAAAATTGGAGCAATACAGAAATGGGAATAATTGCTAAAAATATTGGAAAAGACATTTATTATGATTGTCTTAAAGAGGAAAAAGATGTTGTTGAAATGGTTGGTCACGACTTTGGTAAATACGCTCACAGTTCCGCAATGAGATTAGCAAGAGAAATTCTGTTAGAAAGGGAACTCGACATTTAATAGCAATCAATGAAACGATGGAAATTAAAACTAAAAGATAAAGAGTATGAACCAATCGTGTATGCCAAAACCGAAACGGATGCAATAACTTGTTTTAAAGATGAAGTCGTTGAAAGTGTAACACTTTATGAGAATAGGGACTACTTATCGTATATTAACAAAATGCTGAAAAATGCAATGTTAGAAGGCATCCAACATCGAAACAATAATTGTGATCGTGAGTGGTACAAAACAGATACAGCATATGGGGTTTTGAGATTCCGTTTGATTAAAGACTGTAATGATGACAGTTATTTTGATTATACCGACTATCAGTTCGTTTCTAATGATTGTAAAGTGTTACCTTGTACATATGAAATGTCAACACCGCAGAAAGTTTATGATAAATACTTTTCCGACTCGCCTTATTGCGAAATTTATTCATATAGGTTATACGGAGAACCAAAACTTGTTAAGCCAGTAGAATTAAAAGGTATTAAACCGAGTTTTATTGTTGACTTTATACCGAATAAATGCAAGTGTCATTGTTTTATAAAGGACAATGACTTATGGATAAAGTATAGGGATTTCTTTTCTAAATCGCATAAACCTACCCCTAAAGACATGGGTACACCGCTTACATACAGACTACAGAAATATTTTAATTGCGATAAAAATTACTTAGATAAATTTATGTATCCCGACAGTTGGGGAGATATTGTGTTAAGAAATGAAGCTTGGATTGTGTTTCACAATATCAAGAATTTTGTGTTGGTCGATAAAATACCACCAGTTGTTTTTGTTGAAGATATGTTTTTGAACACTGACTTGATGAAGAAGTCAAACATATACAATTTATCAAACGAATGGGATAGATTTTTTGAAAACACATTAAAAACTTATGTTAAATATTTAAAAGGAGAGATTATTTGAAAGACTGGACAGGAAATAGTAAAAGTGTTTATTCCGTTTTAAGCGCTTCTAACCACTCTCTTAAAGAGAGGGAAACAAATGATTATTATGCCACAGAACCTAAAGCTGCTGAACTTCTACTTCAAGTAGAAGATTTCGCTCCTGACATTTGGGAATGTGCTTGTGGAGAATGCCATTTGTCTAAAGTATTTGAGGCTCACGGTTACAATGTTAAGTCAACAGATTTGATTTACCGTGACGGAGGAATGTCAGAAACATTCGATTTTTTAGCAGAATCAAAATCTAATTCGTGGAACGGCAGCATTATTACAAACCCACCTTATAAATATGCTTATCAATTTGTAGAAAAAGCGTTAGATACAGTTACAACAGGCAACAAAGTGGCAATGTTTCTTAAACTGCAATTTCTTGAGGGTAAGAAACGAAGAAAGTTGTTTGATAACACCCCGCCACAGACAATCTATGTATCAAGTTCAAGACTTTTATGTGCTAAAAATGGAGATTTTGAAAGCACAACATCAAGTGCTGTAGCTTATGCTTGGTATGTATGGCAGAAAGGGTATAAAGGGAACACAATTGTCAAGTGGATTAACTAAAAGGAGAATGATATGCGAATTATTGTTAATATGATAACAATTATAGTGCTACTGGTATGTGTAGCACTTAATATAGGCGCTACTGTTTACGAACATAAAACTATATATCCAAACAAAAAAGCATTACAAAACATTTATTGGTACACATACCTTATTGTACTTGTAGATCTTGGTATTATGTGGGG